TATAAAAACTATCTAGTGCGTTTTTGTCCATTTATTAATACATTAAATAAGGAGGGGGACTCCGAAGAGCCCCCACAATTATGGCTAATTCTCCTTAAAATTTCATAACAGCATTTTCTACATCAGTGAGAAAGAAGTCATGTTCACTTTTTAATTTGTCAAGATACTTTGGATTAATTTGGATTGCATCTATATCAATCTTAAATACAGAATTATCATCCATACCCATATGTCTCTTAACAACATTATGAAATACATATCTTGCACATTCTTTAAAAGCAAACTCAGTAAGCTGATCTGCTTTTACTAACTGTTGTAAATAGTTATTATAATAATGACCGTATGCCATATTACTCATTGGGTTGAAATTAGAAAGAGCATTTCTTAATGTCTTTACATTTACATTATTCCAATTCTTAGCATCTTTCATATAATCATAATAAAAATAGTATAACATAGATACATAATCAAAGGACTTATTAAGATTACAGTTAGCCAGCATTTCTAAAGCTAATGCTCTGTTTTCTATATCATTTGATTTAAGCATATTTCTGCAATTGTTATACTCTTCTTTTGTTAATACATGAAGGTCCTCATAAATAACATCATTAATACATGTATCACTAACAAGATTATTGCTATTTACTATATCATTATATGTCTGAATTTCTTCAGCTTTTAAGTAATAATAGTTATGATAGGCTGCATCTTTTGTTTCATTTATTCTTTTTCCTTTATTACTCCAATAATGACTACTATTTAATTCAACAAGATCATCATCATTAGCATCTTTTAACTTATCTTTTACTATATCTAATGTATCTATAGTAAATTGATTTTGCTCTTTATTAATCCAATCTAATGTATCTTCTACAGTATATAAATTAGACCATGATATATCACATAAAGTATTAATATACTTTTCAGAGATAATTTTATAATCTGCTTTGTCCTCTGCTCTTGTAACAGATATATTGAATTTCTCTTTTAGGATATCTACTTTAGCTCTTGGCAGAGTTAATTTAGGATATCTATAAAAAGATGCATCTTTAATCATGGAGCCATCAATATTATTGAGTGTAATCCCTTTCATTAAATTTGCTTCACTAGCATAACTAGATATAAACTTCCTAACATCTATTAGTGAAGCTTCATTATACTGATTTAAACTATCATCCCAGTCTAATCTTATTCTATATACGTCTTTCATTGTTTTACTTTTTTTAAATATTTTCTGTATTCTGGTTTAACTTCAACTTTAAATACATATAGGTCTCTATTATAGATGGTAATTTCTTTTCTTACAATAGGTTCTAAGTATCTAAAGTTTTCAGAGCTAAGTAACTCCTCTCTCTCAAGCCATTGTATCATAGATTGAGCATTCATATTATGCATCTTCATAAAATTAGAAGCACCTAACCAATACTGGACGTCTTTGTTCCTGTTGAAATTATACATCTTATGACCACATTCTTGAGCAAATTGCCAAAGTAAGTGATGATTCTTAGTATAATCAATTGTAGGAAGAATCATAGCAGCCATTGATTGATCTTCTTCATTATATGAATTAACCTGAGTAATTAAAGTTCTCATTAGATCATCAGTCAACTCTTGTTTATTTGCAGATTCTGATACCACAGTATCTACATCAATACTATCAAGCTCACCTAAATCTATTTTATGTGCTAAATCAAGAGCCATACCTGTAATCATCCAAGAATCATATAAAGATTCACCATTACTACAACCATATCTACGTATATGATCTTCAGACTTTGTATCAATTAAAATTTCATAGCCTGTTGTTTCAACATACGTATCTACAAAATTTTTTGAAGGATTTCCACTATCAACTGCAGTATGATAGTTCCAAAATTTACCCATCATAACTGTTGATTTTATAGTTTCACCATGCTCAAACCTTTGTGAAAAAGCATCATGTGTAATAATCACATCAGCTAACTCATAATCATTAGTCAATGTAATTTTGTACTCCTTGCATGCAGCTTTTACTCTGTCTAGAGATACAGGGCTCTTAGGCAGTAAGAAAGCTTTTTTCTTATTTTTAAAGCTAGTACCATTTAAGGTATTAGTTTTAAGAAGATTTTTAACCTTATCATATGTTGTTTCTGAATCTGTAAACAATACTGTGTCTACACCACTGGATGAGACAACCCCATAGTATGAGGCTGTCTCTAATCCAAAGTGATCTAGTGCATCAGTATTATATTTTTGATATACTGATTTACTTGCCATTACTTCATTGTCATTTTGATAATTTCTGGATTCATCATCATTTTGTTAAACTTCTGCTTGTTACCATTAAAGATGGTACGTACAATCAAATACTTAAGATCATTAGTAAAGTAATCTTTTGTACATAATGAAATCAAACGGTCTGTAATCTTCTGTGTAATTGTATTCTCTTTAGAGTATACAACTGCATAGTTACCTAAACGTGTTGCAAGAGTTGATGCAATATCTGCACGGTATGCATCATCTTTACCAATACAACCTCTAAGCTCACCTAATATGTATGATTCATTTTCATGAGTCAACAAATCTTTAGGAGTGACAAGCTTGTCAAGTTTGTTATTAATAAATGTAGTAAACATACTAGCAAATGCATCACCAACTGAACCTTCACCAATCATTTGTACCATACTCAAGTTATCTTCAAAAGATTCAAAGCTTGAGATAGCATTAAAGAATGTGGTGATAGATCTTGCATTAGTCTCTTGAGTTACAAGCTCTGGATGGAGTAGCAAGAAGTTAATACAACGTGTATCAATACCTGCTTCTTCTGCCCAACGCCCCCAGACATTAACATCAAACTTAAGATTTGCAGTAATGTAACGGGTTTTCTGTGCGCTGTCAATGCTATTAACCATATAGTCACCGTTATCTGGGTTAGCAGTTAGAATGATGTGCCAGTCTTTTGGTAGAGACCAAGAGATGTATGTCTGACGATCAATCAACTCCATCACAGCTTGTATAAAACGCACATCAGCACGGTTCCAGTCATCAAGAAGAAGAATACCTCCTTCTTTTTTGTCTGCAATCCATTCTGGCGCTGCATATGACATTCTATTCTTACCGGTCATCTTGTAACCATTCTTTAGATATTCACTTACTGCAAGTTCATCAACCCATTGACCAACTTTCTTTGTTACAGTGCCAGTCATTTTAGCTAAGTCACCAGCAGCTGCAGTTCTTTGTGCAGTAGTGTAATTAAGATCATCTACTTTCTTAATTGTTTTCTCTTTGTACATCTGGAATTGACGTACAGGGAAACCAACCAAGTCACCAAGCTCTTCTATCTGAGCAAGGTTAAGCTTAACAAAATTTAAATTGTTTTCTTTTGCAAGTTCTACAACTGTAGATGTTTTACCAATACCTGATTCACCAACAACTTCAATTGCTACTGGTGGTTTTCCTTGCTCTTGCAAGAATCTGTTGTTTGTAATTACGTGATTTACAAAACCTTTCAGATCATCAATGTTTAAATTTACTTGTGCCATAATTGTTTTTAATTTAATTGTATTACTTTTCCTGGTAAATCATTATTCATCTGAGATTTGCTGCTAAGTACCCATAGAGTATTCTTAGGACAGTTCTCAGGATTCCAAGCCTCACCATCTGTTAAATATATTAGGGCTGTATATGTACCCTTCTTTTCATTAAAGTGATCAATAACCGGTTGAAATGATGTACCACCTCTACCTTTAATTTCTAAATCCTTTTTAGGATTAAACTCTGCAACTGAGTTAAGTTGTGTATCACACTGAGCTATAGTAATCTTATGCCCGGTCTTATGCATATGCACAAGTTCATTCATAAATTCCTTTAGTTCATCTCTTGATACAGAACCAGATGTGTCTATACCAACAAGTATATTATTTTTGAACTTAATCTTAAGGCCAGGATTCTCAATGTAACGTTTGTTGTATTTTCTTCTAAGCTTCTTTGTATAAACAATAGAAGAGTTTCCAACAAACCTTCTCAAATATCCTTTCCAATCAAATTTAGCTGGTTCAACATGTCTAAGTCTTGAAATAAGATCAGCTAACTCACCTGGTATATTACCATGTCTTTTCTCAGTCTGATCAGCAACTTCTTTAAGCTGATGTTCTATCTGCTTTTGTATAAGTTTTTTATCAGCTTCACTTAGTTCATCAATCTCTTCCCATGTCTTATGATCATATTGACTATCACCATCCATTTGATTTAATAAAGAATCAAGAGACGGAGATGTACCATCTTTCTGTGCTTTCTCCAATATCTCATAATACACTTTAGTACCTGCTTTAACTGGAAGATTCAGTTCAGGAAAAGAATCTAATTTAAGTCCGCCCTCTGGTAAATAATCATTATTTATGTATTGATTAATTTCCAAATCTGCAGCAATATTAAATAGTTTCTTGTTGCTGTATAAGTCCCTAACCAACAAGTGTCCAAAACTAATATGAAGTAACTCATGTTTCAGCAATCCTATTCTATGTTCAAGGGATAAACCTTCAAAGAATTCTGGATTAACTGCCAACTGTACTCCAATGCCATGTTTACTTACACCTGCTGTTGGGATATCTTTTCTAAATGTTTTGTTTAGACCAACTAAAAAGAGCCCGTAAAAGGGCTCCTCTAGTATTAGTGTCTTACTTGCCTTAGCAAGTTGATCTGATATATTTACCATTTAACTTTAATATTAATAGTATCCAGAAAAGAATAATCAATTACTTCTTTAACTGCAACTTGAACTTCAGCAGTAAACATTGTATTAAAAATCTTTTTAGCATTTTCATCATCATTATAATAACTTGTAATAGTATTATAAAGATTTTCCCAACTAACATTTACAACTTGAGTATTGTTACCCCAATATCTACTCACTTCTTTTTTAAAGTTTGTAAACTTAGGATCACAGAAAATATAACTATCAAACTTTTCAAGAACCTTATTTCTTATATGTACATTACACTGTTTAACTAACAGTAAAATATACAAAGGATCAAGTTCTAGATTCTTTATATTTTCTATACCCACATTATTGTCTTCCTCCATTTCAGAGTTAAGCATTTTTTTTAATGCTATAAATTCTGGTAACTTAATTATATTTAACACTTCCATTAATCTTCTATCTTTAACGTTTTTATCATCCACTTAGGTTTGTTCTCTTTATTCATATGAACTAACCATTCCTTTGCTGTAGGTATATAACCATTGCAATCCTCTTTTACATGTTGTTCTCCAACATATCTTGTATATATAGTTTTACCATCTGAATTAGTAAAACTTTTACCATATCTTTCTTCTACTTCAAAGATACCTTCAGAGTGATGACGGAACATTCTATGTATACTATGACCAGCCCATGCTTTAGTAGCATCAAACCATTCATGAATATGCATATAATCTTCTACTTTACCACCCCATTTTTTCACTGAACTTTTAGCATGAACTATTGGGTGTGCCATTATATGAATAATTGAGCGTCAGACCAATCATAATCTTCTGTAGTTCTTTGTGAATAATTAAGTGTATAATGATTGGTTTCAGTATTGATTTCAATATTACCAAAACCACCTTCATTATTAACCCAATCTCCTACGGTATTTACTTTTGAACATATGATATCATATGCAAAGTCTTTAAGAACATTCTCATCAGATTCTTTTATTTTAATAGCTGAAGATATTTCTTCATCACCTTGATAATATTCTATATCATCAATATCACCACTGTCTCCAGATCCAGAAAAATTAATATTTATTCTATTTACTCCTTGATCTTTTACTTTCATTAGAGTTAGAATCCGTCTCAGATTTCCTAGTTGTTTTTCTTCTTCCATCTTTTAAACTGTTTTCTTTTAATATTTCTATGTATACACCAGGATTTGTTTTGTCATACTGATAATCATAAAACACAGGTATTATGTTTTCAGCATTGTCATCAACAATCCATTCATGTTTAACCATATCATCTTGCACTGTTTGTGCTGGATTTATATAATCAAACTTATGACGGGTCCCCCTAATAAATGTAAATCCAATTTTGACAGGAAGTTTATACTTCTTAAGTTCTTTTTTGAACTCAGGAGCATATTTCTGATAATACTCTTTTGTATTCTTACGGTAGTTTACAACAGTTTTACTTGCTATAAAATACTTACCTGTCCATCTACGCCCATTTTTTGAGCTTGGTACATTACCGGGTATAAACCACTTCATATTATTTATTTAAAGTTTCCTTTAGTAAAGGTTTTAGTTCCTTATGCACTGCATCAAAACCATGAGTCTGTACAGCATCTGATATGTCTTTACATATAGATAGTGCACATCCTTGAATATTATATGCATTAGCATACTTTTCAATGGCATTGTTACCTGCTTCATCATTGTCAAAGAGAGTAATAATCTTTTTATACTTCTTCTTTAGGTTCTCAATAATGTAAGGTTTAATTAATGTATTCTCACTGTTAGGTGCAATAACTTCTATATTGTAGCCGAAACCTTTAAGACACATAGCATCTTTAAGTGAAGAACAAATCACAAGATAAGGTTGATTATACAAGAGCTGATCATAACCTTGTATATAGTCAGTAATATTATAGAACTTGTGCTTATCATCTTTTGGTTGATATAATTTAATTACATCACCATCCTTATTGAAATAAGCATATGTCATTGGCTTTCTAAACTTGGCCTTTTCAATCTTACCTTCCTGTTCTCTTATCATGGTAAAGTATTCTACCGGCTTCACATTATATGTATTTAACATATCAGAACCTATCCTAAATGATAACCAAAATTGTGCATCAACATTGGTCCATCCTCTTGCTTGAACATGATCCATTTTCCATTTAGCACTTGGTTTCAGAGTAATTAATTCAAACTCTCCATTTTTTACATAATCATTGTAGTCCTGGACAATCTTATTAACTGCTTGAGTAAAATTCAGATTAAATATTTTTTGAACTAAATCTGATTTACTACCTGCTACTCCTGTAGAAAAATCTTTGAACTTATATTGATTACTCTTGGTATCAACATAGATAACAAAGCTAGGGGTTCTTTCTGATGGATTGAATATAGATTTAATCTTTACATCTTGCCCAGTAAGTTTTTCCGGTAGGTCTAAATAGTATTGAAATACCCAATAGCTAGGTACATCCTTTATCTCTATTACAAAATTTTTAGTACTGAACATAATAAAAAAAGGAAGGGCCGAAGCCCCTCCTATTTTAATGATTAAAGATCAAAGTCATCACCAGAAACTGTTCCAGCTACTGGTTCAAAACTTCCATTGTTACTTGCAACACTTGCAGTTTTATTTCTTACAGGGATAATATGCTCATCTCTGTTGAATGTTACCATTCTTGAATTAGTTACATCAACTCTCTCAAATGGTACACCTGCTGAAGTTCTCTTTGGTAAGAAGAACTGTAGGTTAATATAACCTTCTTTGTTCTCCCATTCTCTACCAGCAATACAGAAGTTGTAATAAGTATCACCACTCAAGATATTACTTGCAGCTGTTACAAACTCTTCAATAGTTTGTGCTTCAATAGAGTCCAATTCTGAACGTTTGTCTTGCTGTTCTGCTAAGAAGATAAGTGACTTCATAATCTCAGCATCTCTGTTAATCTCTCTACCACTTGGTAGTGTAGTATCAGCATAAGCATAGCGTTGGAAACTAACTCTACCAACTTGACCTTGATATCTTGATCCGTTTGGATTATTTACATCATGAAGAAAACCTTCAAACTCACCACCTACTGGTGCAGATTCTACATTTAGTTGTAGATCATATGCATTTTGATCATACGGTGGAGTGTGTAATGTGATTGAATTAATTTTCAATTCTTGATTACCAGCATCAATTACTGGTTTTGCTTTGCCGCTACCGGCTGACATGTCTTTAGTACTTAACATTTCTTGTTGATTTAAAATTTAACTTTTGATTATTCATTTTCATATGCATAGATTGCATCCTTGACATATTGCAGATCATTTGGAATAAATTCACTGTCAAACATGTCCATTGGTGATTTACAGGTATTCTCACCATTGTTTTGTGTTTCAAAACCATAGTGTAGACTACCATCATCTTCTTTACGGACTTTGCCAAACAATACAATAGAGAATAAACCCTCTAGTGTAAGAGCATTGTCAATCATTTTACCCACAGTCTTAGCTTTTACCTTACGGTGGCCATTAATATCTGTTGATTCTTCTGAGTGTGTTAAGAAGAACACATACAGATCATCTCTCAGATCTTTAGGAAGCTTGGCAACTTGTGCAAGATTAGCCGCAATCTGGGTAAACTTGTCATAGCCTTTCTCAGTAGCTTTATCAAAGTACTCAAAGCTTGACATATATTGCCAGTCATCAACAACTAAGTTTTTGATGTGAGGCATCTTCTCACTTACATGTTGCATGGCTTTATAAACTCCTGGTCCACTTGATACACTGATCAAATTACCATCTGGATTTGCTTTATCCAAAGGAGTGTATTTGCTTCTCCATCCCTTGAAAGGTAATGGTTTATTAGCAATGTTAATAATAACTGTCTCTTTAGGATCCAGTTTTCTAATTGAGGTTGATTTACCTGAGCCTGACTCAGCAATTACTAAAACACTTTGTGCCATCTATTTTAATTTATTTTCTATTCTGATTAATGTATCTGCTATTTTATTAAGTGCTTCTACTATACCTCTTGGTGAATAGGTTTCATCCGGATTAGGTAAGTTACCAATATCATCAAGACTTTCAAATATATTATTTTTTCCTGTCTTAGATACAGCATCACTAACAACTTTTAGTTCTGATACGGGAACAAGATGTCTTTGAAATCCACTATTACTTTCTACCAGTTCATACTCTTCTTTCCAATGAGGATTATATTTATATAAATACAATGTTCTCTTTGGGTCTTCTGAGTCATAGTCAATACTTACAAACTCTGTGTAAATATCTTTATTTCTCTCAAGTTCACTGGGAAAGAAACTAATGTGTAAGTCATCTTTACTTGGTGGCCTGTAAGCCATCTTTGGAATATAGGCAGGATTACTTAGTTCATTGGAATTAAAGTAACTCTCATGCTGTACTTTTAATTCTGCTACTTTCTTTTTTCTTTCTTCTGGAGTCATTTTTAATGTTTTAACTGCATAATTTTTTGTTGAAATCATCTTCTTTCTTCTTGTGGTGGAGTTGGCATTTCAGCAATCTCCATTTTTTCAAACATAGCTTTTAAG